GACTTCATAGCTACGAAAATGTTTCAAAAGAATTAGAATATCTTAAAAACGTAAAAGTATTATGTGGTGATGACTATTCTGCTGCACACCCTGGCTGTAAACAAGCAATTGATGAGTTTGTTGCAAAACAAAAAGATAGAGAATTTACTCATGATGACTTCGAAACTGGCTCAGGATTTTGGAAAGCAATATATGTATAAAAGAGATATAGATTGGCAACTAGTAGAAAAAGCTGATGCAGATTTATATGCAATTAAACTTTTATCTGGAAAATATTCTGGTATAATATACACATACGGTCGCGTTGGAGCTGCCGAGGAAGAAAACGAAGATGGCAACTTTGTTCTTTCTTTTGACTGGAAACTGGAATACAAACCAAAAGATATGGAAGAAGACTTGGCAAACTCTGCTGAGTTTCAACAATATATTGGAGATATTTTAAGGGATATTATAATAGATGGATACGAATACGAATCAAGAGAACATACAGACGATCATAATCAAGAAGCTAATACAGAATGAAGAGTTCTGTAGAAAAGCTTTACCACACATAAAGCCAGAATACTTTGAAGGTGAGCATCGGCCAGTTTACGATTTGTTCCTTCAATTCATAACAAAGTTCAACGAACTGCCGACTTCATCGGTATTAGATATTGAGTTACAATCTTCTAGCTTTACTACGCGTCAAGACCTAGGTGAGATTGTCAATCTAATTAAAACAGTTGACGTGCCGGTTGAATGTGATATGAGTTGGCTTCTGGATACTACTGAACGGTGGTGTAAAGATCGTGCTTTGTATCTTGCAATCATGGAGTCGATCAATATCATTGACGGCAAAAAGAAAGGAACAGCCGAGGGTGCTATTCCTGAGCTACTATCCAAAGCTTTGTCTGTATCCTTTGATACGAATGTAGGTCACGATTATATTGAAAACGCTGATGGTCGATTTGATTTCTATCACGAGAAGGAAGAACGTATTCCGTTTGACTTAGAGATGTTTAACGAGATTACCAAGGGTGGTATTACTAAGAAGACATTGAATATTATCCTTGCCGGCACAGGTGTTGGTAAGTCTCTTGCAATGTGTCACTTCGCGTCAGCTGCATTATCTCAAGGGCAGAATGTATTATATATTACATTGGAAATGGCCGAAGAACGTATTGCAGAACGTATCGATGCTAACCTTATGGATATTCCAATTGACCAAGTTGAGAATATGCCAAAAGACTTGTTCGATAAGAAAGTAAATGCAATTCGTGCTAAGACAAACGGTAAACTAATCGTCAAAGAATATCCTACTTCAACTGCTCATGTTGGCCACTTTAGGTCTCTTCTCAATGAATTGAAACTCAAGAAGGATTTTCTGCCAGACGTAATCTTTATTGATTATATTAATATCTGTGCTTCTTCGCGTGTGAAAGGTTTGGGTGGTGCAGTAAATACTTACTCACTTATCAAAGCAATTGCTGAAGAACTTCGTGGTCTTGCCGGTGAGTTCAAAGTTCCTGTATGGTCAGCGACACAGGTGACACGATCTGGATTCGCAAATACGGATGTCGAACTAACAGATACCGCAGAATCATTTGGACTACCAGCTACAGCTGACTTGATGTTGGCCTTAATATCTACCGAACAACTTGAAGATATGAATCAAATAATGGTTAAACAATTAAAAAATCGTTATAATGATCTTACAAAGAATAAAAGGTTTGTAATCGGTATTGATCGGCCTAAGATGAGACTGTATGACGTAGAAGACTCGGCTCAAACACTCACTTCTGATGGGGTTTCCCCCGCACCTACCGGACGCGACGTCCCTTCTTCCGATAAATTCTCCACATTTGTGGTCTAAAAAAAGATGCTTTTTCTGCATATTTCCTGTTGACAACTGCTCTGTGCTCGTGTTATATTATGTATAGATGATTGAGGAACACACAACAGGAAAGGTTGAAAAAAGTATGACTGGTTTAAACGGTATTTATCGAAAGACACTGAACGAGTACAATAGTTCACCATCGGGTAGTAAGAAAGAGTTTGAGCTCGGTAAGAAACTACGTGAGCTAGATAAGAAGATCGCAGAAAAATTACCTAAAGAGGAGGCCTAATATGGCAATGATGACAAAAACTGAAGTTGAGAACGTGTTGAGTGGGTTGTATGAAGAAGAGAAGTTTGTCGGGCCCGCCCGGGAAATTTCATTCACTCGTTTGGGTGAGTTTTTCCCCTCTCTGAAAGCAGTCAAGCGGATGGCAAATCCGAAAAGCTCGGCTGTTCCGCACGACTTAGAGGTTTATTTTTACGACGGCGATGGTCATTACAACATCGACAAACTGATTGAGAAGCTCGAATCGGTGCTTAAACATGGCCCATTGCTGCTTGACACTAGCCATTGGAAAACTACGGACGTTTACCGCTAAATAAGTGAAAAAAGTGTTGACAGACGCCGGATTTAAGTGATATTATACGTATAGATGATTGAGGAAAACAAAACAAAAAAAGGAAAAAAGGTTATGGCACTTACAAAAGCAGAAGTTGTTCGTTTAAATTCGTTGATTCTAAAAGCAGACGCTAACCAGCTGAGCGAAGCAGTCGAGGTCTTTAAAATGGCTCGAAGTAAAAACTCAATGGAAGCTAAAGCTAGTCTTCAGGTTGGAATGGCCGTCGAGTGGAACGGAAAACATGGCCGGATGAACGGTGTGATTCAAAAGATCAACCGGAAAAACGTGGTGGTTGACGCTGGTTACAACGGCCTGTGGAATATTCCGGCAAGTATGTTGAAAGAGCAAGAAACCGTTACTCTCAAGGTAGGGTAACAAAAATGGTTGTTCTCGTTACTGGTTCTGGAAAGAACAAAAGAGCTCTAGTAGAAGAAGCTGCGGTCTTTTTCAAGAACCAGTTAATGCCACGAATGAAGAACCTTTGGATTGACATTAAGCTTCGTCCAAACTATGAAGACGATGGTGACTGTATTTGGACTGACAGTTACTATCGTCCACGCGAGTTTCACATCAATTTAAAGTCCACTAATGATGAAGATCACATGATAAAAACTCTAGCACATGAGATGGTTCATGTCAAACAATGGGCTAGAGAAGAGATCAAAGACGGCCGTGATGTTACTCGAGCACTATGGAAAAAGACTAGACTCGTTGATTGCCAGAAAACGGCGTATGAAGATTTACCTTGGGAGAAAGAGGCCAACAAGCTAGAAGAGATACTGTTTGAGAGGTGGAAAATGTATAAATAGCAACATGAACCTATCATTCTTCGACATAGACGAAACAGTATTTAATACTTTTGCTAACGTCTTGGTTCGTAAAAAGTTGACAGGTAAACTTGTAACCAAGCTCGATAATCAAACATTCAACTCATACGAGCTCAAAGATGATGAGGAATACGACTTCTCTGAATTTAAGGACGCTAAACTTTTTAGAGGCTCCTCTAAAGTAATCAAAGGTACAATGAAAGAAGTGAAACGCCAGTTTCGCGATCGTAATACAATGATTATCTTTCTTACCGCTCGCCAAAAGATGGATGATAACGCAACGTTTAAAGACGCGTTCAGAGACCAAGGGCTCAGAGTAAACGACAAAAGAATCCGTTTCGAGTTGGTTGGTAATCTAAAGTCTGGCACTATTCCCGATAAAAAAGAATATGTAATTAGAAAATTTTTAAAGAAGTTCAAACAAATTGAAAGAGTAAGTATCTATGACGATCATAGAGAGAACGTTGATATACTAAATAAGGTTTCGCGTGACTATCCCGATATCCAGTTTCGTAAATTTCTAGTCACAAACGGTGTTATAAAGTCTGCTGGTCAACTCAATTTTAAAGAGTGGTTTACCGAAGAGAAGAACCCGCGAATCCCTCGTAAGAAAGGGCAACCAGCAAAGAGTAAGAAACACTCTGATCTATATACCGATGAAGACCCAAGAGGCACAATCCACGGCCTAGGATTTAAAGATGTAGAGACTGCCAAGAAGTCTGTTTCTAAGATTAAAGACTCTGGACGTTCGCATGCTCATAAGATTCAAGCTGCAATTGCAATGGAACAAAGAGCAAGAGTAATGGGTAAGACCGCTGAAGCTGCCGTGTATCGTAAGTACATAAACCAGATGAAAAAGAAGACCAAAGAGAAAAATGAGTCCGCCCCAAACACAGCGGATGCAATGAAAAGATATAGAGCTGGTAAAGCCGGATTTACAGACGTCGCACATCTAAAGGCAAAAGGGCTAATTAAGAGGTCTGACGGAACAAAAAGAAAGTCTGATAAATATAAATGATGTCAAGTTTTAAAGATTATGTTGAAGTCATGGAAGCCACAAAGGCTGGTAAAAACGTGCACATGACTCATATTGAGGATCGCGTATTGTACGGTGGAGTCAAAGGTGCTAGGGAAGCCATACTTGCTCTTAGGTCTATGAGAGATATGTTGGCCGGTAACTCAAAAACAGGTACAAACGTAACAGTTAAATGGGATGGCGCACCTGCCGTCTTCGCTGGTATTGACCCCTCTGACGGAGAGTTCTTTGTGGCGAAGAAGGGTATCTTCAATAAGAATCCAAAGGTCTATAAGTCCGTGGCAGAGGTACGCGCTGACACATCTGGTGATCTGGCTGAAAAACTATCAACCGCCTATGAAGAGTTAAAAGACTTGGGAATCCAAGGTGTGATTCAAGGCGACATTATGTTTACTAACGATCTTTCTACAGAGAGCATCGATGGAGAAACCTACATCACTTTCCAACCAAACACTATTGTATATGCTGTACCGAAGAACTCTAAGCTTGGTAAGACAATATCGAAGGCTAAGTTAGGAGTGGTTTTTCATACCACATATACTGGTTCTGATTTTGAATCGATGAAAGCCAGTTATGGTGTCGATCTAAACAAACTTAAAAAGAAAAAGTCTGTATGGTATCAAGATGCTGATCTACGAGATTTATCAGGAACTGCAACCTTCACAGAGGCAGATACCAAAGAAGTAACCGAGGCACTATCAAAAGCCGGTAAGATTTTCAGTAAGATTTCTAGTACAACTCTAAAAGAACTTGAGACAAACCTAGAACTTGCCACAAAGATTGAATCATTTAATAATACTCTTGTAAGGAGAGGTGCTAAAATAACTAATACTAAGAAGCATGTCGATGATTTGATTAAGTACTTCGATGAAAGATTCGGAAAAGAACTTGAAAAAAGAAAAAGTGAAAAGGGTAAGGCAGCTGTTACTAAGAAACAACAGGAAATGATGTCGTTTTTCTCGCCTAAGAACAAGAAAAACCTAGATTTAATGTTTCAATTGATGAATGCTATCGTTGATGCAAAGTTAATTATTATAAATAGATTAGACAGACTTAAAAAAATAGACACTTTTATACGGACAAAAAATGGATTTAAGGTGACTGGCTCAGAAGGTTTTGTAGCGATTGACAAAACCAAAGGGGGCGCAGTCAAGTTAGTCGATAGGTTGGAATTTTCGATGAACAACTTCTCGTCTGACGTTATTAAGGGATGGGAACGATGAGATCATTTAAAGATCACTGTTGTAGAGATTGTGAAAGTCTCTACGAACAAACAATCGAAGAAGCTGAATACAAGGGTAGAAAAGTAGAGCTCAATAATCCCACTCGCTCGTCAGACGGCAAAAAGAAGTTTTACGTTTACGTAAAGAACGAAAAGGGAAACGTTATTAAGTTAGGATTTGGCGATCCTAATATGGAAATCAAACGTGACGATCCCCAACGTAGAAAAAATTTCAGAGCCCGTCATAATTGTGACGATCCCGGCCCCAAATGGAAAGCAAGATACTGGTCTTGTTATCAATGGAGAGCTGGAGCGAAAGTGGATAACTAATATGAGCATAAAATCCTTCAAGACATTCAGTGAAGATAAATCAAAGGAAGTGGTCTTTACCTTTGGCCGTTTCAACCCGCCAACAACCGGCCACGAAAAACTTATTAAAAAAGTGATTGCACAGGCAGTCGGTAACAATTTTAGAATCTACGTTTCAAAGTCAAATGATCCAAAACGTAATCCTCTTGAATACAAAGAAAAAGTTCAACTCATGCGGAAGATGTTTCCGAAGTATGGTAGAAACATTGTATTCAATAATAAGATAACAAACGTCTTTGACATTCTTGTTGACCTGTACGATCAAGGCTTCCAGAAAGTCACGATGGTAGTTGGTTCAGACCGTGTGCCAGAGTTTAGAAAGCTAATGTCGAAGTACAATGGTGTAAAAGCTCGTCATGGTTTCTATAACTTTGATACAATCAATACAGTTTCTGCCGGTGATCGCGATCCCGACGCAGAAGATGTATCTGGTATGTCAGCATCTAAGATGAGAGCCGCTGCAGCTGCAGGTGATTTAGATTCATTTAGTAAAGGTCTTCCAAAGGGATTTGGCGATAAGGTGGGTGTATTTAATCTGATTCGTAAGAGAATGGGATTGAAAGAGATGACCAACTTCCGTAAACACATCGACCTTGGCCCTCAATCAATTTTAAGAGAGAAGTACGTAAGAGGTGAAATCTTCAACGAAGGTGATACAGTTTGTTGTGTTCGTACTGGAACTAAATTTATTATCGAAGAAAGAAAGTCTAGCTTTGTGGTTGGTGAAGACGGTAATAAGTACTGGATTCGTGATCTAATCGAAGTAAAACAAGACCCCGATATCAAAAAGAAAAAGGGAACACAACCCGCTAAGTATTACAAAGGTCTTTCAAAGTCTACTAAAGACAAACGAGATGCACACTTTAAGAAGGGTGCAGACATGGATGACGATAACCCTAAAGCATATAAACCAGCTCCAGGCGACAAGAGTGCGAAAACTAAACCATCTAAACACACGAAGAAGTTCAAACAGATGTACGGTGAAAATGAGATGGGTACAGATGCATTAACTAAAAAGTATAAAAAAGCAACTCCGATGGAAGAACAGTTTGAACAACTAGACGAAAAACTTATTACCTTTGCAAAGAAAGCATATCCGAAGTCTGGTAATATCCTTATCCTTGCAGGTGGTGCTGGGTCTGGTAAAGGATTCATACTTGATAACTTAGTTGGTATGGAAGGTAAAGTATTTGACGTAGACGCTCTCAAGAGTTTAGCCACTAGAACACCAGTTATTGTCAAGAAGGTTAGAGATGAATTGGATATCGATCTTTCTAAGTTTGATAGCAAAAAGAATAAAGATGTTCTTAGAAATCCAGCAAACGTAACTAAACTTCACGAAATTATCGGTGACTTTCTAGATTTACCTAGTAAGCAACAGAAGACATTCTTTGCTAACGTTATTGCTCAAGCACCTAATGCTAAACCAAACGTCATTTTCGATGTGACACTCAAGGATTTAAGAAAACTAGAAAAGATTACTCGTCTTGCAGATTCTATTGGATATGATAAAAAGAATATCCATATCGTATGGGTTATCAACGACATTGAAATTGCTAAGGTTCAGAACGTACAAAGACCAAGAAATGTTCCTGTCGAGATTCTAGTCAATACACACAGAGGTGCTTCTCAAACCATGCTTGATATTATGAAGATGGGTAACTCGTTGAAGAAATACATGGATGGTGATATTGTATTTGCTTTCAATAAGATTGGTGTAGACAGTGATCTAAAAACAAGTGGTCGCGGTGGACAATACATTAAAAAGTCTGACTACTTCTATGCTAAAAGATCAGGTTCGGCACCTCTTAAGTTTTCACAAATCGGCGATAATATCTTAAAGAAAATTAAATCGTATGTCCCAAACGCTAATACATGGAGTCTCGACTAATGAAAAGTTTCAAAGAAGCAATGTATGAGGATGTAACGGCAGCTCTCAAAAAGAAATCAGAAAAATCCGGCGTGGACATGGGGACACTCCGAAAAATTTATAACCGCGGTGTAGCAGCTTGGAGAACAGGACACAGACCCGGCACAACTCCAACCCAGTGGGGATTGGCTAGAGTTAATTCAGTTCTTACAGGAGGGCCAGCACGAAAATCAGATGCAGACATTTGGTCTAAGAGAAAAAAGGTTAAAAAATGATTTCATTTAACGATTATCTTTTAGTAGAGCTAGCTATGGGTGGTAAAAAACTCTCATCAAAACAGATTGTTAAGAAGATTAAAAAGCAGGGTAGAAGTAGCACACTTAGAGATTGGGAAAAGATTTTTAAGAAGTTTTCTCCAAAGGAACTACACTCCAAAGATCAGTTAAGAGGTATGCTCCCTCAGACAGTAAAGACTGATGACATTGTTGCATTGTTTGCAGAGGATGTTGACTTGGTTGAAAAACTTGATCCTCGTAAGCACGACATTGGTGATTACATCGATGACTTTATGAAGTCAGACGCACCACAGTTTAAAGGTAAATCGAAAGAGAAGATTCGTGATATGGCTTTAGCAGCATATAGAGCTGCAAGAAGAGAAGCTGGATTAGATGAAGGTCTTAGTACTAAAGATAGAGCAGAACTTTATCGATTGACTACTCTGGCCATGAAAGCAGTGCCTGGCTCTGGAAAACAAAAAAATATAATTCAAAAACTAAATGCTATTCGAGTAAAGAATAAAATGAAGCCTATCCAAGAAGATGATAACGAAAAAACAACTTGATGCGGTTGAAAAATATGCAGATAAATTATTTGCTAAAGTGGGATTGGATATCGAGTTTACTCGGCACTTTCTCGATCGCGTTAATGATGCTCGTAATAAGAAACAGATCAACTCAGCAGAACTACAAAGACTTTTTAGACAATCGTATAAGAAACATGGTAGAAAAATATCATCACTGGATAAAGGGGCTCAAGCTGTCATTAAGGATATGCAGACAGACATTAACATGCCATTCGTTATTCAACCCGATAGTAACGGAGAGCTAGACTTAGTAGCTAAAACAGTTATGAGAAAGAAAAATTTTAAAACATCCAACAGAACATTCTCTGTAGAAAGTTTTCAGACGTGGCTTGAAGAGTCATCAGAACACAATGAAAGTCTCTGGGCTAACATCCATAAGAAAAGACAAAGAATCAAACGTGGTTCTGGTGAGAGAATGAGAAAGAAAGGTGAAAAGGGTGCACCTACTCCAGCTCAAATGAAAAGAGCTAAAGGTGAGAATGTAGAAGAGAAAAAGGGTGGTAAGCCAGAATCGTTTGAGTCACAGTTTAAGAGAAGAGTTGTTAAGACCACCAAGCCAGAACATAAAGAAAAAGGTTATAACTGGCGTATCAAGGGTAAGGATAGACCCGAAATTTCAATCAAGTTGTATAAGAATAAGCCTGGGTTTGAAGAATTTAAAAAACAATTACGAAGAGTTGCGGGCCACGAATTCGGATAATTATAAATAGAGTTTTAATGGGGACACTGTAAAGATGAAAAGACCAAAGTTTGTACCAGAATCAATCAAGGATGAAGACGTTTCTCAGTTTGTAGCAGCCGCAGCGTGTGCTAAACGAGAAGGTAAAAAGGACTTCATATTCGCCGGTAAGAAGTATAAGGTGACTATGAAAGCTAAAGTTGAAGACCAGAAGCTTGATCCTGTTAATCCAAAAGCCGCAGATAAGTTCAAGAACCGTAAAGACAAAGACATCGACAATGATGGCGATGTAGACGATTCTGACGAATACCTACACAAAAGACGTAAAGCCATTGGTAAGGCAATGAAGAAAGAGTCTTTTAGTCGAGTAGATGCTATAGTAGAAAGAGTATCCGGTGCTAGTGAAGATACACGACAGACTTTCATTAAAGAATATAACATTACAGAAGAAAGTAAGTATTCTGAAATTGTTAAATCATGGAAGGTATTTTCAAGATGACAGGCCCCGAAAAACAAAGACTTGACCGTATCGAAGACAAGATTGATAAGTTAGCCGATGCAGTCGTAGCCATTGCTCGGGCAGAAGAAAAACTTCTTGGATTAGAACAGCTTTCGATGGATTTACATCGCAAAATTACAGATATAGAGGAACGTCTCAGAGTTGTAGAAGAGTCCTCAAGTAGTTCAGCTAAAGAGTTGAACATAATTAATAGAGTTCTTTGGATTGCCATCTCGGCCCTTCTCACTGGTGGAATCCTTGTTTATTTGTGGGGCCCTGCAGCGTTATAAGGAGAAAAAATGTATAAAGATGACCTAACAAAAGAGTTGGCTGAGATTGCTAAAAAGATTATGCAGAAAGAAGTCGAAGAACCCCGTGCAAAGGGTGAGAAAGATTTCAAAGCAATGCATTCAGTAGATGTCAAAGATGATCCCGAACAAAAGCAACAGCTTAAGATGAGTGAAGGTAAGATGAAAGAACTTCATTCTTTGGTTGACAAGGGTATTAAAGACCCCAAGAAGATTGCACAATCATTGAAACTACCTAATACTCCCGAAGTTCACAAAGCAATTGCAGCATTAGTAAAAGGAATGTAACAATGGACGATCCTGTAAAGAAGGCTATGGAGAAGAGACGTGCAGACCGTGAGAAACTCCAACGGGCACGTGAACGTGTAAGAGCCGCAAAAGACGCCAAGAGAGCCGATCTTGAAAGGGAACGTAAAGCACGAGATGCCGAAAGAAAAGCCGAACGTGAAAAAGAAACTCAAGCCGAAGCTGTAGACGCGTCTGATACAGGTGGCGCAGAAGAAGTATCAATGGCTATGACACAAATCAGAGCTATGAGACATTACTTAGACGGAATTGAAACACGAATCCAGTCCGAGGGCGACATGGAAGAGTGGTATCAGAACAAACTCACCAAAGCAAATGACTATTTAAAAACACTCTACGGTTATGGTACAGGTAAAAGTGTAAAAGAGTCACTAGAAGAAGCCAAGTTGTATCACAAAGACTTTTCAAGTGCTATGGCTCAGGCCTATGACCACGCGAAAAAGAAACTAGGGGTTACGATTGATCCAAAAGAGATTGATTCAAAAGTCGCACAAGGGGCAAAGAAACCAAGTAAAGGTAAGACAAATAGATATCAATTAAAAGGAAAAGGCGGAACAGTTCAAGTACAAGTTTATAATACTGGTAAGAGCTATGAATTGAACGTTTATAAGGAAGACATGAACGAAGCATCTTATACTAAGAACACAAAAGATTCCCAACTAAAGTGGGGAAGAAACTACATTTTAAATACAGACTCTAACAACAGCGTAACTTCAATGTTGACTCAAATGAAAGCTGCAATGAAAAGAGCCAGCATGAGACATCCTAAGTTGGGTGCCGGAACCGAAGTTAAAACTAAGAAAGGTTCTCTATTGATTGTGCCAGAAACAGCTGAGTTGTATTTAAAATCAAGAGATAGATTGCCTGGCCCCTTACAAAAGAATATGGATAAAATGGCTGAAAGAAGTCCCGATGGTTTATTTACTGTACTTCAAGCTGCACTAAATGATTTGAGATCGGGATTAATAGAAAATATGACAGAAGTTTTAGAAAATATAAATGAGGCCAAAATGCACTATGTTATCTATGATAAGAAGACAAAAGAAGTTTACGCGTCTAGTTCAAAACCATTTGACAAGTTCAAAATGGATGATGTTGCCGACGATATGAAAGTCAAGAAGTCTGACTTAGTTATGAAGAAAATGAGAAAAAGCCAAAAGGCTGGTGAGCGTCTTAAAGAAGCCAGTGAAACAATTACAGAAGCAGATTCTCTTTATCTCATCTATAAAGACAAAATGAAAGCCAAGAAAGTTGCAGCTCACATCAAAGCAAGATTCAAAAAGATGGATGTAAACTTAGCACCTATGGACGCAAGAAACATGGGTATTACAATTTTCGGTGCGGGTGCAGAAAAAGTTAAAGCTGATATTATGAAGAAGTTTGGTAAACCAGATGACTTTATGATGGAGGAATTTTCCGACTTTCAAGTCGACGAAATTTTATAAATAATTTCGGTATGAAGTTATTTGAAGATTTAAATAATGAGAATTTTAAACTCTATGCAGCGAAGTATTACGACAATCCTTCTTGTCTAGATGTTCAAGATTTTTATGATGATTTAGCTAAGTTTAAATATATTATTAGACTACTAAGAAAGTATAGAGAAACAGGTATTATTCAAGAAAGACTTGTTCTCAATCACATAATTAGTATATATAATGTGTTTGATATTTACGCTGCGAATAGAATGATGTTTTATCGGATAGAGTCAGATTTATGGCCTCAGATTAAAACATTTTTAGTATATCTAAATTATGTTCCAGAGAATATGTATCAAGATATATCAATAGATGTAAAAATAGCAAAGAAACTACAAGCAATATAATGAGTGTACTAAGAGGCCCAGATTTTTTCTATTCGTTGAGATTCCTTCGTTTACTAACGATGCCGTACGAAAAAACGTCTGCATTTAAAGAAGGTATCATCGACAAGGATGGAAAGAAATTAAAGAAACCTCAAACACCAAGTGAAAAAGCTGCATACAACACATTTCACAAACTCGTATTCAACATTAGGCGTCTCATAGCAAAAGCTCCTGGCGGGTCTTCGGCAATAGCAAAATATGCAACTGCTCTGTTCTTAATTAAAGATCATTTGCAAATTTCTGATAAGTCATTGTCAAAAGTACTCAAGGAGATAACAGACATAGATTTCATGGAAGCGAAACTCCATGAACGGACAAACGCCTGGTATCTGACCGAGGACAGGAAAAAAATACAAGCATCAAAATATGCATTGAACCGTGACATTGCATTACCTAAGACAGGCGATCTGCTGGCAAAAAAGAACTCTTGGGTTGAAATTACGGAACACGCACCTGTCGGAGATATCTTCGGCATACCTGTATTCGAAGCACTTCACCTAAAAACTAATCAAAAGATATATGTTATTCAAGAGGATATTATCCGATGAAGAGTTTTAAGGAAATGACAGCCACAGTTGGTGGAGGTAATGTTGGTGTACCAACCGATGCCTCTGGCCCTGGGCAATCTTTTGATCCCCTCTTATTTGGTAAGAAGAAAAAACCATTAAGAAGATATAAAGAGTTTAATGTTCCTACCGAAGTGTTTAGAAAGTTTCAAACAGGAAGAAATAAGTTTGAAAGATGGTCAAAGTATCTTAATCTTGAAGACGCAAATCAGAAGTCAATCTATGATTTTGCTAAAAAGAACAGAGGTACACACATCATTTTGAGAGACGAAGAGACTGGTGCGATGAGAGCAATCCGTAGACGTTCATCAAATAATTTGTAATTTTTCTTTACATTTTGATGAATATCATCTAATATATAAACTTATAACCGTAGGAAAAAAATAAATGTCAGCAGTCTCAATCTTTGAAGAACAAGTTTCGCGTAAACCAGATCGTTACCCTTGGACGGAAGAATTCATGGAAGCTATGCACAATGGATTCTGGACGGACAAAGAGTTCAGCTTTTCGTCTGATGTTCAAGACTTTAAAGTAAGCCTTACAGATGAAGAACGTGAAATGGTTACTAGATGTCTATCAGCCATTTCACAAATCGAAGTCGCCGTAAAGACTTTCTGGGCTAACGTTGGTCAGAATTTACCACACCCATCTATTACTGATCTTGGCTATGTGATGGCTAACGTGGAAGTAATCCATAACAATGCTTATGAAAGATTACTAGAGATTTTAGAAATGGAAGATGTGTTTGAGGAAAACCTTAAACTTGACATTATTCAGAACAGAGTAAAATATCTTCGTAAGTATAACCATAGATATTATAGCGATTCTAAAAAACAATTTGTTTACAGCTTAATTCTGTTTACATTGTATGTTGAAAATGTCTCATTGTTTAGTCAGTTCTATACAATCAACTACTTCAACCGTTTTAAAAATGTACTAAAAGATGTGTCTCAACAAGTTGCATACACTTCTCGTGAAGAGATGATTCACGCACAAGTTGGGATTAAACTTATCAATACCATCCGTGAAGAACACCCCGAATTATTTGATGAAGAGTTGAAAGAAAGAATTAAAGACTCTTGCTTGAAAGCTTACAAAGCTGAATCAAGGATTATTGAGTGGTCTGTAAATGGTTATGATTCTGAGCACCTTAGCTCATCTATTATGAAAAACTTCATTAAGAATCGCCTTAACGAATCTTTAAAGGCAATTGGATTTGAAGAATGTTTCGATGTTGATGCTGAGTCACTTAAGAAAACACAGTGGTTTGATGAAGACGTACTTGGCAATACTGCTACAGACTTCTTCTTCAAGAGACCAACTGAATATTCAAAAAAAGATAAATCTTATGATGTAGAGGACTTGTTTTAATTTATTATGGAAAAATATTATTGGCTTAACAGTAAGTCACGCACTTTTTTAGAACGTGGTTACTTACAAAACGGTGTGTCTCCCGAAGACAGAATCAAAGAAATTGCAAAAGCTGCAGAGAAACGTCTATGCATAGAAGGATTCGCAGAAAAGTTTGAAGACTATATGTCGCGAGGTTGGTATTCACTTGCCTCACCGATCTGGGCAAACTTTGGTTTAGAAAGGGGTCTTCCTATTTCGTGCTATGGTTCATACATAGGCGATAAGATGGAGTCTATTCTAAACGGAGTTGCAGAGGTTGGAATGATGTCAAAGGTTGGAGGTGGAACATCCGCTTACTTTGGAGACCTTCGCGGACGTGGAGCACCGATTAGTTCTGGTGGTGAATCAACTGGTTCAGTTCACTTCATGGAGTTATACGAAACAGTTGCTAACGTTGTATCTCAATCAAATGTTCGTAGAGGATCATTTGCTGGATACATGAACATTGACCATCCAGATATCCTTGAGTTTCTTGCTATTCGTAACGATGGTCATGCAATTCAGAATATGTCAATCGGTGTTACAGTATCAAATGAATGGATGACTTCTATGGTTGACGGCGATACTGAAAAAAGAAAGATATGGGCTAAGGTTATTCAGAAGCGTTTTGAGTCTGGTTATCCCTATATCTTTTGGTCAGATAACGTAAACGACGACGCACCTAAAATATACAAGAAGAAAAAGAAACGTATCCATGCTTCTAATCTTTGTTCAGAGATTGCACTATCGACTGATGAAGACGAATCGTTTGTTTGTTGTCTTTCGTCTATGAATCTTCTACACTATGATGAGTGGAAAGATACAGATGCTGTTGAAGTATTGACTTATTTTCTAGATGCAGTAATTAGTGAATTTGTTGATAAAGCTTTTCATATTCCGTTTATGCGTAAAGCTGTACGATTTGCTGAACAACAAAGAGCAGTAGGTGTGGGAGTTCTAGGTTGGCACTCTTATCTACAATCTTGTAATATTGCCTTTGAGTCATTCGAGGCTAAGAATCTTTCAGCAGAGATATTCAAAAACATGAGAGAAAAGTGTGATGGGGCAACAAAGTTCCTAGCTAGTTGGCTCGGAGAACCAAAGTTGCTTCAGGGTACTGGAAGGCGTAATGTAACTACTATGGCCATTGCACCAACTACATCATCTAGCTTTATTCTTGGCCAAGTGTCACCTAGTGTAGAACCCTTGAATAGTAATTACTTTGTAAAGGACTTAGCTAAAGGTAAGTTCACATATAAGAATCCATACCTAAGAGAAGTTCTTAAATCGTATGATCGGAATACACCAGAAGTCTGGCAGTCGATTCTAGTGAGTGGTGGTTCTGTACAACACTTACACTTTCTTACGGATCACGAACGAAATGTATTTAAAACGTTTGGAGAAATACCGCAGCTTGAGATTATTAATCAGACTGTAATTCGCCAGAAGTATATCGATCAATCACAAAGTATTAACTTGATGATCCATCCCAAAACGTCAGTAAAAGAAGTAAATAAACTTCTAATACACGCTTGGGAACATGGTGTCAAAACACTTTACTATCATCGCGGGACAAATCCCTCGCAGGAGTTGTCTAGAAACTTACTCAACTGCTCATCTTGTGAGGCATAATGGATACAGAAACTTTATATTGCAATAGTTGTCATACAACCTTTACTATACTTTGGCATCAAGAAGATGATGAATATATGATGACACCTTCTTTTTGTCCTAATTGCGGAGCACCACTAACAGGTGACGAAGAATCTTATACCGAAGAATATGAATAAATAAATGTATGAGTGTGGTAATCAGAAGGAGAAGAGGTTTTAGTAAAAGTTATACTGTCATTACTTTTGATAAAGACAATATACACGAATGGCCTACGTCTGAACATGAACATCACGAGATTATGAAAATCTTCAAGCAAGATAAACCCTATGATGGTATAATAAATGATTATACACGATACAAAAAATTATTGAAATGAGTGAGTGGAAGTATAATAATAAGCCATTTGATTCAGAAATGATCGGTGACTATATTGGCTTTGTTTATGAAATTACTGATACTGAAAATGGTATGAAGTATATCGGTAAGAAAAAGTTTTGGTCTAAAGTTACTCGCCCTCCACTCAAAGGTAAAACCCGAAAACGTAGATCAGTAAAAGAATCCGATTGGCAAAAGTACTACGGTTCAAGCGAGGAAGTTAAGGAGTTAGTAGAAAACACTGGTGAGTGGAGATTCAAACGTAAGATACTTCGTTTGTGTAAATCACTTGGTGAAATGACTTATTTTGAAATGAAAGAACAAATTGATCGTGAAGTTCTTTTTAAACCCGATGAATATTACAATGCCTTTATTGGTGGTAAGATTCATCGTAAGCATGTTATTAATATTGGAAAGAAGGAAAGATAGATTATGGCAAGAGAAAAACTAAAAGATTATGTAAGATACTATGACAACATTTTACCCGATGATATGTGTCGTAAGTTATGTGAGAAGTTCGATGAAGTAAAAGAAAAAGACCGAATCTTTCGCAGAAGTGATAAGTTTAACTTTATCGAGTTGAACATGCATGACATGATGGGTAAAGATACTAAATGGAAAGCTATTACTAAAGAGATGCATGGTTATATGCAAAAAGCATTGTCTTTGTATAGAGCAGATACAGGTCATTGGGTGCCGGAGACTAGAAGATTCGAAGCACCTAGAATCAAAAGATATGATCCTGATTTCGGAAACTTCGACTGGCACTTGGATTCATGCGATCAAAGATCAGCACAGAGAATGTTGGTTATGTTTTGGTATCTAAACGATGTACCGGAAGGTGGCGAAACCATTTTTGACTTGGGTGCAGATAAACCATACAAGATTAAGCCAGTAAAAGGTAGAGTGGCTTGTTTCCCACCGAACTTCCTATTCCCCCATCGCGGTGAGCCACCAAAGGACATATTCAAGTATGTGGTTTCATCCTATGCTTGCTATAATTAATACTTGACAAATTCTCATTATTTGATACTATATACGTATGATTATTTTAGATTATAGCGCAATATGTATGTCTTCCTTCTTTGCCCGCGGGTCGAGTGCGGAAGAAGGTCTTCTTCGTCACTTCATTCTTAATTCTATTCGTATGAATAATCTTAGGTTTAGGGACAAGTATGGAGAAATGGTAATCGCGTGTGATGGTCGTTCTTGGCGGAAAGATTATTTTGCCGAATACAAAGCAAAACGTAAGAAGAATCGCGAAGCTTCTGATATTGATTGGGAACAAGTATTTACTGTTTTCTCAAAGGTTAAAGATGAACTTGAAGAATACATGCCATACAAAGTGATTCGTCATCCTAATGCAGAGGCAGATGATGTCATAGGTGCTTTGGTAAAAGAAACACAAAACTTTGGTAAACATCAAAAGATTATGATTGTTTCTTCTGATAAAGACTTTGTACAATTACAGAAGTATAATAATGTTGAACAGTGGTCTCCAATTACAAAGAAGTTTCTTATTGAAAAGAATCCTTACAACTATCTCTATGAGCATATATTTAAGGGTGATAGTGGTGATGGTGTTCCAAACGTTCTAAGTGACGATGATACATTTGTAACTGAAAAAAGACAAACCCCGTTATCAAAAGTAAAGATTGCATTTTGGATGAATAATCTAAACGATCTAGAATCTGCCATGACTACAAAAGAGTTGAGAAACTTCCATCGTAATCAAAAGATGATTGATCTTGACAAAATGCCAGAAAACATATATGATGAAATCATTCAAAATTATGAAAACCAACCCAAGAAAACAAATATGAAAATACTTAATTATTTGGTTACACGGAGATGTAATCAATTGATTGAATCAGTAGGAGACTTTACAAATGAGTGAAGAAGCAATGATCTTTTTTGCAATAGTTATCTTAACATTTGTGTCTTATTTGTGTATTAAATTGTTCTAATTAGGAGAAATTATGCCAGTAAAATATCTATTACCCCATGAAGTTTGCGAAGAGTTAGATAGACTCAAAACACAAAAAGAGAAAGTTGATTTTCTTCAAAGATATCAAAGTTTTGCCTTGAAGACTATTTTACAACTTAACTTTAATGACAATATCAAGCTTGATTTACCAGAAGGTAAACCACCTTTCCGAGCTGATGTGTGTCCGCCTGGTGTTCAGATTTCTGTTACAAAAAATGCTATTCAACCTATTGGTAAATTAGTAGAAGGTAGTCCAGTTTCAAAGTTGAAAAAAGAAACCATGTTTCTAAAGATGTTAGAGTCAATTAACGAAAAAGATGCCGAAATGTTGTGGAGAGCAAAAGATGGTATTCTTGAAGACCTTTATCCTAAAATGACTAAGAAACTTGTCGAAAAAGCATTTCCGGGCATACTATGAATTACGAGATCGATGATACAGGCATAGGAGTATTTGACGGATATTTTACTCCGCAAGAATGTGATTATTACATTCAATTTTGGAAAATGGCAAAAGAGTGTAATCTCACGCATGTGCACAGTACTGCAGCAAAACAACATCAATTAATTGCAGATGATGAAAGGGCATGGGTAATACCATTTCCCACAATGGGACACGATATTACATACAATACTGGCGTTTTTCTTAACAGATTTTGGGACACAATTTATCCGATATACAGTGAAAAGTTTCGATTGAATGGTTATCGAATGACAATAAACATGATAAAGGTACAAAAAACATTGCCCGGTGAAGGATATCATGTTTGGCATGCAGAAAAATCTCCAAGAGACAAAGAGAGATTATGGGTTGCAATGATGTATTTAAATGACGTTGAAGAAGGTGGAGAAACAGAATTTCTTGTTCAAAAAAGACGAATAAAACCTGTAACGGGCCGAGTTGTAATCTTCCCAGCAACTTATACTCATATTCATAGAGGCAATCCACCATTAAGCGGAGAAAAGTATATT